CTAGCCAAGCAAGCGAGGGCGCTTGAGCTTGCTCAGCAGCGCCGACCGCAGCGCGGCGGCGTCCAGATCAATGGTATTGATCAGCCCGGTGATCTCGGCGCGGGAAAGCGATAGCCGGCACGGCAAACCGGTAAGCAAGAGCGACTCGCCTGCCGCTTCATCGACTAGCAGCACGCGGATGGTCGAGGGCGAATCCATCCGCGCGCTGAACAGCAGCGGTTCGAAATATTGTTGAACCAGGGCAAATGCCTCCGGTTGCCTGAATCGCTTCATGATGACAACTCCATTTGTCAGGCGGCGGATTCTAGCAGTGGCTTTCGCATCGCTCTGGCTGGCAAGTGCCAACTGCAGCACAACGTGCGTCGACACTGTTTGAGCAAAACTTGCCCTACGGATGTTGCAGGAAGTCGCGCGGGCAGCCTACGCAATGAACTGCAGCCTGACATTCGCCGATCCTGGCAACATCCGCGCTCGTTTTCCGTACCGCAGAAACGCTGAAGGCCCCGTAATCGGGGCCTTCAGGATTGCAGATGGCGGAAGCGCAGAGATTCGAAATCATCGCACGGCCGCCTTGGGACGTTGATTTCTAAGGAATTTTTCTCGGGCAGCTGGCCAATGGGACCATTTTGGGACCATCCGTGGTCCCGGGGCATACGAAAAAGCCCCGGAAATCGGGGCTTGTGGCCGTTTTGGAGCGGGACCGGCTACAGCTTCAGCTGTCGCTCGATAATGCTGGTCATATCGGCCGCGTCGTTGCTGATCCACTTGCCGTAGTGCTTGTGGATCATTGAGGTGGACGTGTGGCCCATATGCTCGGCAATCCAATCAAGCGGCACCACGCCGCTGGTGAGCATCTGGCTGGCGAAGGTGTGCCGGCAGTTGTTCGGCCCGCGATGGCGAACGCCCGCTGCCTTCAGGTGGCCGTTCCACCACCCGTTGCGCATGTTGTCCGAGGTCGAGTACGCCTGATTGGTGTGCGAGTTATGGAACACGAACCGCAGGTACTGCTTGCGCACCGTCCGGTTATCCCTATCGGTCGTCTCAACCTCGACCTTTGGCAGCTTCTCTGTGCGCTCGGCCTGCTCGCGTAGCGCTTCCAGGGCTGGCTTCAGCAGCTTGACCTTGCGCGTCGAACGGCGCGTCTTCGTTACCTTGTAGGCGCTGCGCACTCTCGCCCGGCGGAAGGTCACTTCGCCCTTCGCCAGGTCGACGTCCTCCCAGGCCAGCGCGATCGCCTCGCTCACCCGCGGCCCCGTCCAGATCATGAACTTGATCAGAGCTAGCTCCTGCTCGCGGCCAGGTGATGGGGTGCCCAGGATCGCATCGATCTCCTTGCGCTCGAACGGGTCCGGGTCTTCATCGTCCGGCAACCGGATCACGATGCCTTCCGTCGGGTCGAACGCCACGGCATTAGTCGTCCGGTAGAGCTGGTAGATCTGCCGCACGATCGCCACGATTTCGCGCACCGTCTTGTTGTGCAGCTTGGGCATCAGCCCTTTCTGCACCCACCGCTGCATCTCCACAAAACTGATGTCCTCTGCCTGGCGCTCGCCCCACTGTCCCCTGATATGGCAGTTGATCTTGCTCTCGTGCCCATCCATCGAGGACTTGGCCAGCTCGTTGCGCTTGATATCCAGCCAGAGATCAATCCAATGACCAAACGTGCCCTCCTTCACCCGCGCCGAGTCGGGGAAATAGCGCGCGTAGCTGAATGTCCCGGCCTGAATTTCGTGCTTGATGATCGCCACCAGCCGCGCCGCCTTTTCCAGGTTGCCCGGTGTCGGCGGGCCAGGAAACGGCTCCTTACAGCGCTTGCCCTGCCACCGAAAGTCCACGCGCACGGAGTTCCCGCGCACTTCAACTCCATCTGCCATATGCGTCCCCACGCGAAACCCTGCGGGCACGGTACCGGCGCCGCACCCGCAGCAATAGAGAAAGGCCCGTTGCTGGGCCTCGAATTGGTTGGTGTGATTTCTAGGTCAGCTGGTCACCCGGACTGGCTATCGTCCATGCGGTACTGCCAGTGGTATCCACCATCGCCGTGGCTGACGTGGTCAACCTGGATGCCGTGCTGCTCGCCCTGCCACTTGGCCAGCGAGGCGTGCACCCAGCGGCCGAGGACGTGCTTCCAGTCTGCCGGTAGCAGAGCCTTCACCTCGGCGTCAGTTATCACCGACGCATGCGCGCGTTTGATCGTCAGGGCGATGACCTCGACGAACTGCGCGGATTGCGCGAGCGAAGAGCGCGCGCTGTCCTCACCGCTCAGCCCGGGATATGGCCAGCGATGGGAGACGAGCGCAGGCGCAGGCGGGAGGCAAGCAACCGAAGCCATGTTCCCGGGAGAGAAAAGATCGCACTGCGCGCTGGTGTGGTCACCCATGGACTACCTCCTTCGTCTTCGGTGCTTCCGGATGCACGAACAACTCCACCCCGCTGCGCAGCAAATCCCGCTGCGTCTCGCGCAGCAGCGCGGGGTCGAGGCCACGCTTGCGGGCCATGGCTTCGGCGGCGTGTCGGGCGCTGATGGTGTTGCTGGCGGTGCGCTTGTCGCCGCGCACGGTGGCCACGTAGGTCATGCCAGCGAAGCGGGTGCGGATTTCAACGGGCATAGCGGCGGCCTCCCTGGGCTTTCTTCGCGGAGACGTTGGCCATATAGCTGGCCCACTCGTTCTGCTTGATCTGTTGGCGGATGCGGCTACAGGACGCGTGCTTGCGGGTGGAGCGGGCCTTGCCGCAGATGTCGCAGAGGCTGGGCAGGTCCAGCCGTTGGCTGGCCATGGTCGGGCGGATGCGTGACTTAGTGGACATTGACCACCTCCTCCGCTGGCACGCGTGCCACATGTCGTGCGGTGCGCTGCAGCACCTCGATAGCCGTGCCGGCATCGTTGTACTTCTCGATCGCGCGTGCGGCTTTGCTGATCATCATTTCGCAGGCCTTGCGCACCTCGTCGGGCGTAGTGCAGCCGCACGCTCGGCAGTAGGCGGTCAACATGACCTCCGCGGCACCATCGGCTTCGTCACGCGTGAGCATGGCGCACCTCCTGGAACAGCCGCTCCCAATCCGAGCTGATGCGTCCGGCCTTGTTGCGGTTGCGGGCGGTGACGCTGGGTGTTTCGGCATAGCAGGCCTTGCAGACGCTGCCGAGGCCGTCCGACTTGGCGGCATGGCGGTAGAAAAACTCGGTGTCGGCCGGCCAGGTGTCGCCGCACTTGCGGCAGAGCTTCTCCGGGACGTCGGCGATGGTGATCAGGTGCGGGTGGCAAGCTGGGTTATGCTGTGCCCCGCCTCCCTGGGTGTGATGTGCTTGCATGGTGCTTCTCCTTGGGGTTGGTCAGGCCCTGGTGAGTTGCCGCTCACCGGGGCCTTCTTGTTTTCAGCGTGCGATCAGCAGGAACAGGTCCGGCAGGTGGTTGGCCGCGGTCAGCAGACCGGCCAGGCCGGTGCCGATCCAGCCCGTCATGGCCAGCCGGGCGCGCAGGCTGAGGCTCGGTTCGTCATCGTCGTAGTGCTGCATGGTGCTTCTCCTTGGGTTGGGTGTAGCTCGACCGATCAGGCGTTGCCGCGCCCGGTTGGGTCGGGGTTCTGGAACAGCCAGCACTTGACCGTGGTGCCACGCTGGCTGCATTGGTTGCGGCGGTTGAAGGCCGCGCGCACGGCGCTGTCCACGCCTTTGTTGTGCATGAGGTATTTACGGGAGCGGCTGTTGGGTAGCAGGGTGCGCAGCGTGCCGATGTCGGCGATCTTCTGGCGGTGTTCGGCGGCGCGCTCGCAGAACTCGTTGAGGTTCACGGCGATCACGTCCGGCTTCTTCGAGTGGTCCACCACCGGGTCCTCGCTCAGGCCCTGCAGGTAGTCGAAGGCCTCCCAGAACTCGGCCACCTCGGCCGGGTCGGCGTTGACGGCGGTCTGGCGTGCCAGCGCCATGGCCACCAGCTCGCGTTGCGCGCCGGCGTGCTGCCGATCAGTGAGCGGGATGATCAGCCGCAGGCAGTCGACCAGGGCGAGCAGCTGGGCGTGGTTCTTGATGATTCGCTCGATGCGGATCTCTTTCAGCTCGCGCAGGGCCTGTTCGTGCACCTTCACCTGGGCGCGGAACGTTTCCAGCACCTTGCCCTCGGCGCGGGCGGCCATCAGCAGGAAGTGGCTGACGTCCATCGCGCTCAGATGGTTGAGGTTGTCCGCTGCGGCGCGGCTGGCGGCGGTGACCTCGGGGCGCACGAAGTGCAGCTTGACGATACGGGTGAGGATCGCCTCGCTGGCCATCACCGTGGCGTTCTGGCTGATGACGATGGTACCGCGGAACGGTGGCTCGTAGGTTTCGTTGCCGGCGGTCTTCACGCCGGTCACGCCCAGGGTGCCGCCGTTGAACAGCGGTTTCAGCTCGTCCCAGTCGTAAGCCTTGGCGGCGCCGCGGTCGTTGTCGCTGCGGTCGGCCTCGAGCAGTACCAGCGGCATGCCGGATACCTGCCCCATCCAGCGGCGCAGGCCGGCCTTGGACATTTTCGAAGGGTCCTTGCCCTCCTCGTCCGGGCGGCCGAACAGCTTCCAGAGGAACATCAGCAGCGTCGATTTGCCCGCGCCGGCCTCGCCCGTCACTTCCAGAAAGGGAAAGCTCTGGTACTCGTCGCGGATCTGCTCAGCGAACAGCGAGCCGAACCAGAACGCCAGCGCTACGATGCCCTGGGTGCCGAAACAGGTCCACAGCCATTCGAGCCACTCGGCGCGGTAGCCCTCGTCGGTACGGGCGATCTCCAGGCGGATCGACTTCTGCAGCGTCTTCAAACGCAGCTGCTTGAACTCGAAGTAGTCCTCCTTGTTGGCCTGCTCGAGCACGCCGCCGCGCACGGCCAGGTCGCCGAACACGTAGCAGCTGTGCTCCTTGCTGTAGCCGATGTAGTCGATGGTCTTGACGGTTTTCAGGCCGTAGAGCTGGTCGCGCATGATGCGATCGAGCTGCGCGCCGGTACCGGTGAACACCGCGCCGGCCGCCATGCCCAGCAGGCGCTTCTTGAACTCGCTGGCTGCCGCCACCTGGCCGCCGGTGAAGGTGTTACGCACCGTCGGCTCGTCGTGGGGGAAATCCACGCGGAAGTAGTACCAGGACTCGTCCGTCACCTCGTTGCGCTGGAAGTACAGCGCCTGCGGGTAGCAGTTGGCGATCTCCACCACCGCGCCGCACTGGCGCAGGGCCTTGTCGCGGCGCTGGCGGTCGTTGAGCAGCTGGTCCTCTTGGCGCTCGGATTCCTCCAGGTGCTGCATGGCCTTGTTGAACTTCTCCAGGTCCATCTTGAACCAGTAGAGGCGGTTCTCGAACGCGAAGTGGAATTCGTGGCGCTCGCGCCATTCGTACATCAGCGCGCCCTTCTCCGCCGCGCTTTCGGCCAGCAGCAGGCTGCCGTGGTAGCGGGCCTCACGCAGGTCGCGCTCGACCTGCTCCGCGCGCTTGTCGTCGCCCTCGATAAAGGCCCAGCGCTGGTGGAGGTCGTTCCAGTCCACTTTACGGTCGCGTTGCGGGATCTGCGCGGCCTCGCAGGTAAAGCCCAGCTCGCGGGCCATCTTCGCCCAGCGGCGGGTGTAGCGATGCGCGCCCGGCTCGTTGTCCAGCGCCCAGACCAGCCGCGGCAGCTTGCGGCCGGCCTCAGCGCGGGCCTTTACCAGCGCCTTGAGCGATTCGGCTGGGAAGGCGTTGCTGCTCATGGCCGACACGGCGTCGAGCTCGTGGTGCAGCAGCGCGATGGCGTCGAAGATGCCCTCGACGATCCACAGCTCATCGACCTCAAGCAGGTCCACGCTCGGCGGGCACCACCAGTAGCCTTTCATGCTCTGGCCGGGGGCGAAGCGCGCCTTCTGCTTGCCGAAGCGATGCGGGCGGTCGATCAGCCGCTCCCAGTAGCCACCCTTCTCCAGGGTGAAGCGCACCGTGGCGCTGCCCTGGGCGAGTTCGCGGCTCCAGTAGTTCTCCTGGCTGTACCAGCCGCGGATCATGCCCAGGTCGAAGCCACGGGCGAACTGCAGGTAGGCATCGGCGCTGGCAGCCGGCGCCTGCTCGGTGCTCGGTGCGCGCTTGCTCCAGTCGTCGAACAGGTCGTCGAACAGCTCTTTCACGTGCCACTGCTCGCCACACTTGCTCTCGCGGCCGCATTTGATGAACCAGGGCTGGTCGTAGCGGGAATAGAGCTCCTTCTTGCCGCAGCTCGGGCAGGTGCCGCCGCGCATGTAGTCGGTACCGGCGCGGCGCTTGAGGCCGAAGTCACCCTCGAAACGGCGCAGCACCTCTTCGCGGATGTGGCGGTCCATGTCTTTCATTGGGCCGCCCCCCATACGAATTCCTGCATCTCTTCCCGTAGCGCCTTGTGCTCTTCGCAGGTGATCACGTCGGTCTCCAGCAGAGCGCTGAGATAGCCGCCCAAGCGGCAGATCATGCGAAATTTCTCGTCGTAGTCGCGTGCATCGACCAGCTCAGCCAGCTGCTGCTTAAACATGTAACGCGCCGGGTCGGCCGCAAGCGCCTCGCAGGCGGGCATCGGGTGAGTGCTCATGCCTTAGCTCCTTGGCGGGCCTTCACCAGCTCGCGCATGGTGCGGTTGAGGCCGGCGATGTGCGGGTGGTCGCGGAGGATCTTCGGGCCTCGCAGCCCCTGCGGGGTGTAGCGATAGCGATCGTCGTACCAGCAGGCAGCCATCAGCTGCTCGTACTGGCTGGTCAGCCAGCGCAGATAGGCCTCGGCCTGGGCGGGCTTCAACTGGATATGGATGGAAACGTCTGTACTCATGGGGCCACCGTTCGGGCGCAACTTTCCCCTACCCGCGCAAAGGCGGGCATGGGCTTGGGTCAATTCAGGGGGTGATCAGTGAGTGGCTGCTGCAGCCAGCGGCGCCGCAGGCGGCTGCAGGCGCGCCGGCAAGTGGCGAAGGGGAATTAATACCGCCTCACCCGAAAAAAAATTCACCAAGGCAACGCGGGTCACGTCCGCCGTGCCGTAGTCGATGCCGATCACCGGGCGCTTGAGGCATTCCAGTTCGCCCATGGCGAGGTGCACCAGGCGGTCAGCCATGAACGCAGGAACCTCCAGCGAGTTGACCAGGTAGCCAACGGCGCGGTCGAACAGGTGGCCATCATCGGTCAGGTGCTCGGCCTGGTGGCGCTGCAGAAAGGTCAGCGCGGCGCGCTGCATGCTCGCCCGGTATTCCTGGGCGTCGTTGATGGTTGAGACGTTCATGCGGTTGCTACCTCCGGTTCCATTTGGTCGAGCATGTCGAGCTGGTCGGTCTTCTCGCGGCTGTCGCGCAGTGCCTGCATGCGGCGCACTGATGGCGCCACCGGCAGTACCACGCGCGGTGCATCCAGCCCGGACGGGCTGAGCGCGTAGTCCCACGTCAGCGACCCGGTGTAAGTCGCGCCGCAGGCCATGTTCATGCACTGCGCGTACATCGTCTTGAACGTCGGCGTTTGCGCCTCGCTGTTGCGGATGCGCATGCGCTGGCCGCAGGCCGGGCATAGGCATTTGTATCCGCCGTTATTGGCTACGCTCACGGGTTCCCCTCCCCAATACCCTGCCGTGCTTACGGCTGCTTGCTGTGCAGCACGATGACTGCGTTTATTTCCTCATGACGGGCAGCCATGTGGCGGTGGTGCGCGGCGAGGATGACCTTGCGCTCGTCCTCGTCGATGTAGCCGTTTTCCAGTGCCTCGCAGAGGATCTGGTCCACCGCGCCGCGCAGCACGGCGGTGCGCATCGAGCGTTCGTAGAGCGCCAGGTTGTCCAGGTCGCCCGAGTTGGCATCCGGTACGAACACGCCGCCGTACATTGCAGCGACATAGTCTGGAAAGTGGCTGGTGCCTGCCTGCTGCTCGAGCAGGTGAATCTGCTCGTCCGAGAGCGGCCGGCTGCCGGCGTTCTCGTAGAGGTGGTTGTCGAACTTCTTGATGTCCAGGCCCAGGCGCGCCGCAGCGCACTCACGGCCGCCTGGGTAGGCGCAAACCACGGCACTCATCATCTGGCGGCGGGTTTCTAGGATCGGGCGCTTCATGTTCTGGTTTCTCGCTGAGCCAGGTGCCATTACTGTGAAATCACAGTGCCGATATCGCTGGCGCGGCGCCCGTACTGCTCGGGCACATCCGCCACGCCTTCCTTGATGCCCAGCAGCACGGCGGCGCGATGCGACTCGCCGCGGGTGCCCTTCTTCGCGCCGGAAAGCACCTGGTAGCAGGTGAACGGATCGAGGCTGTGCTCGCGGGCAAATTCCTGGACGGTCTTGCCCTGCTTGGCGAGCCATTCCTTCGCTTGTTTGGGGGTGCGTGTGGCTGGCATGATTCAAAACCATTCAAATGCGTTCAATGTGGCGACAGATTACCACCCAATTGAGTGGTGTCAACGGGAATTTCTATCCAAATGAGTGGTCTTGGCGAACGACTGCGCGAAGAAAGGAAGCGGCTGGGCCTCTCACAAGCGGATTTCGGTGCGCTCGGCGGCGTTAAAGCGAACGCCCAGGGCAAATACGAAGCCGATGAGCGGAGCCCCGACGCGGAGTACCTCACCGGCCTGTCAGCAGCAGGCGTGGACGTGCTTTACCTGCTCACCGGCCAGCGCACGCCGGTGACGGCTGACGGCCTGGCCGAGGATGAGAGCGAAGTGCTGAACCACTACCGCTCGATGCCAGACGCCGACCGGGCCGCGGTGCGGCGACTGACCACGGCGTTGGCGGAGTCGGCTGGGCGGTATCGAGTCAATCAAAGCTGATCGAACTTGCTTCGATAAGGGAGAGGTACATGCAGGACGCTGTCATCTTCGCCGCCCTGGTAGCCATGAGCGGCTGGTTCGCCGGCACGATCAATCCATCTGTGGTCGGCCTCGCGGGAAAGCCCCGGATACGTGTTTTCTGGCTCGGGCTGGCGGTGACCTTCGTGCTACTGACGATTGGCGGCATGCTGGATGCCAAAAGCGGTACCGACGACGTCGCCGCGATCTTCGGATTGCTCGGTGTGTTGGTCGGTATTGGCTGGCCTATCTGGGCTGTCGTTGGCCTACTTCGCCGACGTGGAAAACAAGAGCCGGCGGCCGCGAGACCGGACACTCGGCCATTAGCACCGCAGCGACGCACTCCAGACCTCACCGCCAAACCAAGCCGCGCAATGCGTACAGGTTGGAGCCTGGGAACCGTGGCTTTCATTTACGAAGACGCTGACGGAGAGATCACCCATCGCACTGTCACCATCCACTCGGTCGATTCGACGTACCTGAAAGGTGAATGCCATGACCGCGTTGCAGAACGAACCTTCCGCTTGGATCGCATCGTTGGTGATGTGGTGAACCTGGAGACAGGCGAAATCCTCCGTGCGCAGAGCATGGCTCACCATTTCGCCTGATATACCCAAGGGCAAACAGCCCTAATTGTTCACGGCTCAAGGAGATTCAATGAGCGCATCACCGATCGACCTCGATGACCGCCCCCGCGACTTCGGCGACCGCCTCCTCGAGGAACGCAAGCGCCTCGGCTTAGAGGTCCACGAGCTGGCCCACCTCGCGGGGCAAACCGACTACATGCAGAAACGGTTCGAGAATGGCACCTCGGTGATGCCGATCGACTACCTACAGGCGTTAGCCGCGCGCAGCAAAGCCGACGTGCTCTACATCATCACCGGCAACCGTAGCCACTAACACCACCCACACAAGGACGTACCCATGCGCAAGATCCTGCTCGGCCTGCTGCTGACCAGCCCGCTCGCCCTCGCCGACCCGCCCAAGCTGATCAGCGCCGAAGAGTTTGGCGCCGACTGGCCTTTTACCACCGAGGAAATGCACCTGCAGTGCCTGCCCGGCAATGCCGTGGTGGTGACCGATCCGGAAACCGGGCGGATGTATGCCGTGAACGGTGCTGCGAACGGCAAGGCTCGGCAGCTCGGACTTGAGCCACTGGGCCAAGTTTGGGCCGAGAGCGAAAGCATTCCTGGTACGAAAGTCAGTGTTGGTGCAGTAATCGAAGCTGGCAATGAGCTGTGCAATTGATATCCATAGCATCTGCCGCTGCGGGCCCGCAGCCTGTTTCGTAGTTCGTGTTTTTTCATATTTCAAGGTGATCAAGTGGCAAGCAGTTCAATAGAGCGATTTACGGTTCGCTACTACGAAGCCAAATTCTACGATGATGGAAAGCCGAAGCGTTTTTCTGATTTCCTGCAAAAGATAATCAGCGGTGATATAGCACTTCCGGTTCGCTCCCTTGCCGGCGACACTTCAGCATTTCAAGTAAGAGGGCTACATACCGTCGACAATGGTCAAGAGTATCGAGGCTACTTCGTTCGCTTTCGTAGTCAGAGACCAGTAATCGGTACACGTGAGTCACTAGACGAGAAACACCTTGAACTAAAAGAAGGCGAGGAGATTCTTGAGCGCAACTACTTCACCATTTTCGCTGGCGAAAGATATGATGTGATTGCGTTCCAAGTTTCATTTGAGGGTGGATCAATTAACGCACTTGTAAGGTACCTATCTGCGATTGCAGGCGATACAGCGATGGTTTCGTTTAACGACATCCTCACGGAAGAGTCCCTTGAAGCGCTAATGAAAGGCGGCGTGATAAAGCACGTTGAGTTTAGGGTAGCGAAGCCCCGCGCCAAAAGGTGGCAGCCTGATCCAGAGGATACCTGGACACAAAATGCTATCGACTTCATGAACCAAACCGGCGGCACGACGTTCCAAGCCAAGATTGCAACTCAAGCCCACAATAAAGGCCTGCTATCCGACGTTGGAAAAGCAGTTAAAGCACTGCTTGCGTCGTCACAGACAAGAAAGCTAAAAGTTAAAATGTCGTCAACTACAGAACCTATCGATTTGTTCGCCGATCGCATTAAAGATAGAATAGAAGTCGCGCTTATTAATGGACAGATAGATTCAACCGAGATGTATAAGGCAATCTGGGCTTCTAAGATGAAGATTGAGCCGGCGCTGGCTGCTTACCTGGACTCTAAACATGAAACACTGGACTAGCCTTAGCTTATTTTTCGCAATCGCGCTAACCGCGCTTGCGTGGCATACCGGCCTATTCGTTAAACTTGGCCCTGCAGACTCCAAAAATGCCGCCGGGATATTTGCTCAAATATCTGCGACCATGTTGGGATTTTTGATTGCTGCGCTTTCAATACTTGCATCCATTTCGGGGCATCGCTTGCTCCGAGAAATGCAAAAGAAGGGGCACTACCGGGTTTTGCTACGTCGATTCTTTATTAACTCTGGCGCATATGCTTTAGCCATGCTAACCGCATTTGGCGCTTTAATTTTCAAACACTATCATCCGTATACCATCCTCGCCTCTTTTGGGACTTTTTGTTTTGCCACACTCTTATTGGCAGATATTGGTTGGAGGCTCTGGCTCGTGCTTCACAATCTCACGCCGGAGGCGCGAGAGTAGGTAGGGGCGTCGCCATCGGCCACCGATCATGTATCCACGCAAACTCCTCCGGCGGCGAGCTGGTGACTACATACACTCGCCGCTGATCTCCCTCCCCCAATACCAAGCAGTCCAGGGCGAAGCCCGGCTCGACGTCGAACCAGTGTGATTTGCGCTCGGCGTCCTTTTCCATGAATCGCTGCACCAGACCATAGGCTTTTTGCGGGTGGTACTTCGCCCAGCCGCCCCGCTCCACCGTTTCCAGCCGCGCCCAACCGCCCTGCGGGCCTTGGCCTGGCTCTTCGCGCCGGCGACCCCACTTGACCCAGCCCAGCGACTCGCCGCCCTCGAGCATGACGGGGATTGCCGCTTTGGGGCTGGGGAAATAGACCTTGTAGCTGCGCTCTGCATCGCGCGCTTCGACTCCACCGCACATGGTTGCTTCTCCTGCTGCCGTATGGTCATTGACCGCAGCGCGTGGCATTCGATCTACTGTATACCTATACAGCACTCCAAAATCACCATGATGAAACGCTACAAGCCCGCCGCGCACTACGAGGTGCACAAGCCTGGTCACCCTGGCCCGATCGGGTACGTGCGCCGTGGGATTCTGACCCTGCTCACCGAGACGGACGGCTATACCGGCATCATCCACAACAGTGCGCCAGTACCAGGCGAGCGCCGCCCCTTCGGTGACCTGCCCTACATCACCAGGCGGTATGGGCCGCCGCTTGGGTGGCTGGAAGGGATGGAGATCGTGCTGGCTGACGGCGAGCGCTGGCGGCTGCAGCAGATCCCGCGCGAGCCGGAGGTGCCGGCCTGCCAGGATACCTACAGCGCCCTCCTGCTGTGCTGCGAGGTGCTCACCGAACAAGGGCAGCCGCGTGCGTCCCGAATCGCCGCGTGCCTTCGCGCCGCACCGTATGACCCCTGCCCGGAATGTGAAGGGCGATTCGCCGAGGTCGAGGACTGCCAGTGTTGTGGCGGCTACGGCTTCGTGCCGGAAGTCTGAACCCGTGTGCGAATTGTTGACGCGTTGGCAAAACGCCATCCCTCATATACTGTATGGCTATACAGTGTATTGCGTAGGGAGTTCGCGCATGTTGTCGAGTCAGAAGGAAGCCCGCCCGGTCGCCCAGGAGGTACCGCAGTTGGTCGAGCCGGTGAGTGAAACCGAGCGGGCGCTGCTGCGCTGGTACCGGCAATGCACGCCGACGGACAGGGCGCATGTGATTCGCTTCGTATCGGTACTGGCCGAAACCCAGAAACACTGAAGGCGTCGAAAGGCGCCTTTTTCATGCCCGTGCTACATGCACATCGGCACCTCGTCCGTTTCCCCCCACTCCTCGTCGATCAGCTCCCAGGCGGAGCGCTGCGACTCTGCCTGAGCAGGCTGTGGCTGGCTTACGCGTTCGCTTGCTGGATCCGCTTCCATTCCCGCTCCACGGCGCGCTGGGCGCTGCTCTTTTCGGCGTACAGGTGCAGCAGCCGTTTGGGGCTGGCCTGGTCGCCTTCGGTGAGTTTCTTCTGCTCTCCGGTTTTCTCGTCGCGGTACCAGGCGAGCACGCCGGTGTAGTTGCCGGCCTCGGCCAGCTCGGCAATGTCGTCGGCGTCCGGCAGTTTGGATTCCAGCTCGAGCGAGGTGGTGTAGCTGTCCGGCGTGAAGGAGTGCCGCACGTTGGCGCCGAGCCAGACCACGGCGTCGATGTCGGCCTTCACGCCGATCAGGCTGTAGGTGAGTTCGGGGATCAGATCCGGGCGGCCCTTGGCCAGGGTGTAGCTGAGCGTGGCGGTGCCGCGCTGCAGGCGGGACCATTCGGCGCGGGCGGCGCGCAGGGCGGCCTCCTGGTCGGTGTAGGTGTGGCGCAGGTCCTTGAGGTTATCGCCACCGCCGGCGATGGCTTCCTTCTTCTCCGCGCTGTTCAGCTCGTAGTAGTAGGCGCGCACGCCGCTGTAACTGTCGCGGTCGGCCTGCAGGTAGCGGTGGCCGTCGCCATCAGCGCGGGTGAGCGTGATGTGCGGCAGCGCGGCGCCGCTGGCGGTAACGCTCTTGCCGGCCGGCATGAACAGCAGGCGCCCGGCCTTGATGCTGGCGATGGCGTCGAACTGCTGGCCGAGGCGGCTGAGCAGGTTGGCGTCGGATTCGTTGGCCTGGTCCACCTGGGCGAGCTGGATGACCGACAGCGCCGCACTGATCACCGGGCTGAGCCCGTAGGCAGCGGCCACGGTCTGGACGATGGCGCCGAGAGTCTGCCCGCTCCAGCTGCGTTCCTTCTTGGCCTTGAGCCCCTCGCGCAGGTCGGCGCTGCGGGCGCGGATGTTCAGCACGTCCGGCGCGCCGCTGTGCTCGACCTCGTCCACGGTGTAGCTGCCCTTGTCCACCAGGCCGGTGTCGTGCCAGCCCAGCCAGAGGCTCACCACGGCGCCGCGTGGCGGAATGGCGAGCAGGCCGTCGTGGTCGCTGAGGCTGATGCTGAGCTGGTCGGCCTCCATGCCGCGGTTGTCGGTCAGCTCGATGCTGATCAGCCGCTGCTCGATGGCGCTGGTGATGTCCTGGCCGTTGACCACCACGCGGCAGATCGGCTGCGGGTAGGCGGTGGCGTCGCGATACTTGTCCGCCGCCTGGCCGAGCAGGCTTTTGCCCTGGGCGATGATGGTGTCGATCAAAACAGCAGCCTCCGGAGGATGTTGCCTGCGGTGCTGATGGCGCTGCCGAGCAGATCCACCCGGCCGTCATCGATGCGTTTGAGCGTGAGGGTGAACTCGATGCGCCGCGCCTGGCCGTCGCGGAAGAACAGCGTGCGGGTTTCGCTCAGGGATTCGATGATCCAGGTGCCGTAGATTTTCCCGGTGCCCTCCACCAGCGGCCACGCCTTGCCGGTGTCAGCCATGGTGCGCAGCGTGTCGAGGCTGAGCTGGGTGCCGGCCAGCGCGGGCAGCAGTACGCCCGGCAGGGTGATGCTGTCATCACCGCGACCGAGGTACTGGCGCGCCGGGTTGGTGCCGATGCGCGGCGTGCTGCCGTGGCGCCATTCGGTCTGGCGCTGGAATTCCTGGTAGGCCAGGGTCTCCAGCGAAAAGACGAACATGCCGAGGGCCATCATCATGGTCCGTTACTCCTGGTAATCAGTCCTGGTCGAATAGGGATGAGCGGGCACGGGCGCCGCGTTCGCGCTCACGCTTGTCCAGCTCGGCGGCGACGGCACGGGCGATGGCGTTGGCGTCCTGCCCGGGGGCTGCGTGGATGTGCACGGTGATCGAGGCCGACGCGCTCTGTGCAGCAGCTGGCGATGCGGCACGGGCGGCCAGCGGTGGGCGCGTATCAAACGCGACCGGCTCAGCTGCTGCCGGCATGGCACCGACCGCGGCGCTTAGGCCGATCGCACCTGCAGCCGTCAGCCGTTTGGCCGTGTCGCCCAGCTGCGACAGCGGGCCACGTTCCCCTGCCTGAAGGCCCTGCTCGAGGCCGGCCATGGTGAAGCCGCCCAGCTCGGCGAACACGCGCGACGGTGAGTGGATGCCGAGCTTGTCCTTGAACCAGCCGATGCTGCTGTCCGCCGCGCCAACCACGGCACCCTTGACCGCGCCGGCCGCGTTCTTGATGCCGTTGGCCAGGCCCTGCATAAGCATGCCGCCGAAGTCGGTGAACTTGGCCGGCAGATCCACACCCAGATAGCCGAGCACACCGGCGAACGCGCGGTAGAACAGGCCCAGGGGGCTGAAATTGACGATGGTGGCGGCAATGCCACTGAGCCCGCCGCTGAACCCGGTTTTGATCTCTGCCCAGAGGCCGAGGAAGTACGGGGCGACCTTGTCCCAGTTGCGGTAGATCAGATAGGTGCCGCCGGCGATGGCGGTGATGGCCAGGCCGATGGGGTTCATCGCTAATGCACGGCCGATGAACAGGATGCCCTTGCCCACCAGCGGCAGCGCCGTTTTGCCCAGGTTGAACAGCGTGCCGGCCAGCCCGGCGCCCTTGATGCCGAACAGCGTCATGCCGTAGCGCAGCACGGCGAACGGGCCGAGGATGCTGGCGAACGCCAGCGTGAGCCCGCCCATGCCAGCCATGAGGATGCCGACGCCGGCGGCGGTCTTGACGATGTTGGCGGCCAGCTTGGGGTTCTCGGCGATCCACCCTTTCACCCCGCCGATGATGCCGGTGATGGTCTGGGTGATTTCGCGCATGGGGCCGTTTTGCTGCTCCTGCAGCTGGATGCCCAGGTCCTCCCAGGCGCTGCCCATGGCCGAGAGATCGCCACGCAGGTTGTCGGCCATGGTCTTGGCCGTGGCGCTGGCCTCGCCCTCGGTGTTCTTGAGGGTGCTGACGAACTCCTGCAGCGCACCGCTGCCGGCCTGCTTGACCAGCACCTGAAGGCCTGCCACCGCTTCTTCGCCGGCGATGCCCTTGAGTAGGCCGGCACGGTCGGCGTCGCCCATGTTCTTGGTTTTCTCGTAGATCTCCTGCAGCACGGTGGGCATATCGCGCAGGTTGCCCTGGGCATCCACCGCGCTGATTCCGAGAGTGTTCAGAGCGTCCGCTGCAGCTTTGGGCGGTGCGCTCAGGCGGTTGAGGATAGCGCGCAGCGCGGTGCCGCCCATGCTGCCCTGAATGCCCGCGTCACCCAGCTTGCCGGCCATGGCGGCGACGGTCTCGATGTCCTGCCCGACGCTGGCGGCCACCGGCGCGGCGTACTTCATCGTTTCGCCGAGCATCTGCAGGTTGGTGTTGGAGCGGGTGAAGGTGCCGACCAGGACGTCACCCAGGCGCCCGGTTTCGCTCGCCTGCAGGTTGAAGCCGGTGAGGATGTTGGAGGCGATGTCCGCCGTTTCCGCGAGGCCACTGTCGCCGGCCTTGGCGAGATCCAGCATGCCGGGCATGGCCGCCTGGATGGATTCGGCCTTGAAGCCGGCCATGGCGAGGAAGCCCTGGGCTTCTGCCGCCTGCCCCGCGGTGAATTGGGTGCTGGCACCGAGCTGGCGGGCCTGCTCGCGCAGCGCGGCCATCTCCTCGGACGCGCCATCGAGGCGGGTCAGCGCCTGCACCTTGCTCATGGCGGCGTCGAACTCCAGCCCGGGCGCCATCAGCTGCGCGCCGGCGTAGAGCATGCCGCTGCCGGTGGCCAGCCCGCCAGCGCCGGTGGCGGCCATGCTGCCTGCCAGCTGCTGGGTGCGGTCGTAGTCGGCCTTGGCCTGGCCGAGGCGCTTCTGCTGGGCGGTGAGCTGCTTGAGGCGCTGCTCCTGCTGGCCCATGGTCTGGTTGGTGCGCTCGATGCGCTGGCGCAGCTCGCGTTCGTGATCGGACAGATTGCGGGTGCTGATGCCCGCCTCACCGAGCTTGCCGCGCAGGCCCTGCAGCTCGCGCTGCTGCTCGTTGTGTTTCTGCTTGAGGGCGTGGCCCTGGCGGACCGCGCTCTGGAATTCACGCGTCAGTGCCCGGGTGGGCGTGGCGGTGCTGGCCAGCTCGCGGGACAGCGCCTTGATGCGCTCGCGGTTGGCTTGCAGGGCGCCGCCGGTTTGGTCGGCAGCGCCCTTGAGGTTACGGAATGAACTGACGTCCTTCTGCAGGGCCTGCAGGCCCTTGAGTTCGCCGCGGGTGTCCTTGAGCGCACGACCCAGGCTGGTCGCGCCGCTGGCAATGGTGCGCAGCGGGCGGGTGGCGTTGTCCAGCGCCTGGAGGTTGACCTTGAGGTTCAGATCACGCGCCATGCGTGCGCTCCCATCGTTCGATGGCGCGCTCGCGCCAGTCCATCAGTTCATGCAGGGGCATGGCGTTCATCTGCTCCGGCCCCCAGTGGAACACCAGGGCGATGTCCGCCATCACGGCATCTACGCTTCTTGGGATTCCAGCGCCTTCACGCGCTTCCAGTTCAAAAAACCGGCGATTTCATCCGCGCAGTCGTACAGGTCGGCGGGGTCCATCGCGGCGACTTCCTGCTCGGTCAGGCTGGGCTGACTGATGCGCGGCACCAGGCGGATAGTGGCGCTGACGTCGCCGTTGAGCAGATCGGTCAGCTTGAGGCCGCGCAGCTCGCCAGACATTGGCTTGCGCAGGACGATCTCGGCGATTTCAGTATCACCACGCTTGATTGGCGTGCTGAGCTCAATGGGTTCGCTGGTCTTGCTCATGGGTGTGCTCCTTGGGGGTGGGGTTGCCGCAGCGCCTGGTGGCTGCGACGGGTTGCGAAACGGTGGGCGTTGGCCGCGCATGGCTTACAGGCCGATGGCCTTGCGGTGCTCGGCGAGGCGGTCTTCGCCGTTGACCATGAAGACGAAGTTGAGCAGGTCGATCTCGATCTCTTCGTTGCCGTCGATGGTCAGCTTGTAATAGGTGCAGGTGGTGGTGATGGAGTGCTCGGTGTCTTCACCCGACTCGGCATCGCCGAAGTCAATCTCCTCATGCCGGCCGCGGGCAACTACCTCAACGGCGGTCACGGCGCCGGTGTCGTCCTGTTGTACGGAACCGGCCCAGCGCAGCATCACGCCGTCTGCCTTCACCGCGCCAAACTGGCGCAGCACGGTCAGGTCCCAGCCGCCGAGGGTCCATTCGATCTGAATGCCGTCGTCGGAGTGGCCGATGTCGACCTTCACCGGGCCGTCCATGCCGGCGCCGCGCCAGTCTTCGAACTTGCGGCCGAGGGTCGGCAGGGTGACGGACTTGCACTGGCCAACGTAGCTGTTGCCATCGTTGAACAGGTTCATGTGCTTGAGTTTCTTGGGCAGGGCCATGGCTGGGCTCTCCTACGGCGCGGCCAGGGCCGCGCGGGTCAATGGGGTCAGGCGGTGATGCCGGCGGCGAAGTCGACTAGGTAGCGGTCGGTGATGCGCTGGCGCAGCAGCAGGTTTTCCAGCGGCGGGACGGGGGTGTAGTCGTAGTCCAGGAAGAGCTTGCCGGCCTTGAGGGTGTCCTTGTCGTTGGCCGCCTCATCGAACCAGCACTGCCCGTCGATGATGTAGCCGCCGCGCTTGAGCTCGCGGAACTTGGCGTTGATGCCCTCGACGATGTCGCGCACCAGGGAGGCGTGCATGGGCTTGTCCACAGCCCAGAAATGCCCCTCTGCCATGGTGTCTGCCAGCACCTGGGCGGTGCGGGTGTAGTTCTCGAAGGCGAACAGCGGGTCGGCGCTGCAGGTGCGCGAGCCCCAGAAGCGGAAGCCGTCACGGCGGATCAGCGTGGTGACCTCGTCGGCGTTGAGCAGGCCGGCGTCGGTGGCTGGGTTCTGCAGGTCGAAGTAGATGTCCTTGCTCAGGCCCGATACGCCGTTGACCGGCACGTTGGAGAGGGTCTTATGCCAGCCTACCTGCTCGTCGAGCTTGGCGCGCAGGCCCAGGGCGCGGGCGATGGCGCTGGCCGGGGCGTTGGCGTTCGCGGTGGTGTCCCAGGAGACGAAGTCCGGCCAGATGAGCATCAGCTCACGCGCACCGAAGCCGGCGCGGTAAGCAATGGCATCGCTGACGGTCTCGCAGCCGTAGGCGTTGGCATAGGCGAAGCCGCGCAGCTTCTCGGCGATGGAGGTCAGCTCGGTGGTGACCGGCAGCGAGTCGAGCCCCGGCACGCCGAGGATGCGCGGTTTGACGCCGAGCTGGGCCTCAGCAGCCAGCAGTGCCTTGAGGCCGGTGTATTGGCCGGAGGCGGTTACCCCGCCGACGATGTTGCTGGTGGTCTCGGCCTCGGTGGCGCCCTCTTCCACGCGCACCACAACGGTGACGGGCGACGCCTGGTCGGCGATGGCGTCCAGGCTGCGGGCCAGCGTGCCCTGCTCGCCGGCGGAACCGGAGGCGGTGAGCACGTCGGTGAGCAGCACCGGCTTGTTGAGCGGGAACTTGACCGCATCAGCATCCGACGCGGTGCAGACCATGCCCACCACGGCGGTGGAAACGGTGCGAATGGGGCGGGTGCCTTCGTTGATTTCGAGGACGCGGACGCCGTGATGGTATTCGGTGGCCATGGGGTTGAGGCTCCTGGGCGAGTGCCGGATCAGTGAGCCTTGAGGGTGACGCGCGCGCGCAAGGGGCGCACGCGGCGGGCTGTGTAGCGGTGGACCTTACAGCACATGCGCGCCAGATGTAGGATGCAGCGACAACTCAAGCAGGAAGCGCTATGTTCACGATAATGAATGGAATCAGTTTCGTATTGTTACGGGTAATCCCCTTTTTCATCTTCGTCGCCTTCGCCTATTCCTTTTTGGGGATCGGTGACTTCTTTGACGACAGCGGGATTCCAAAGGAATGCAAGCTTCCCGGACTGATCATTCAGAAAGCGCAGCTGAGTACAGCGGACACATGTTCGGTTGATGTTAGGGAGCCAAGCTGGAAGCGAAAACTTTCAGTACCTGGCTCGACCTGGTGCTATCTGATCAAGTACCCAGACGTTGACGGCTTTATTGACAGCTCGAATCCCTCGATTTGCAGCGTCAGGTACTCCACCGCGTATGCGAAACCACTCCAATAAGGCTGTTTAGCCGCCTAGATTGTGGATTTGGCTACCCCCCTCCCGCATTTCCAACACCCGTAACAGCAACCTCGATCGCGGCGATGGTCTGCTCGGCCAGCTGCTGCGCCTGCTCGACCTCGCCGACGGCCATCAGCGAGCGGATCTGCCCCTTGGCGGCCAGGCGCGTTTCGCGGATGACGTACAGCGCCTCGGTGTAGGCAGCGGCCTCCGCCAAAATGCTGTCTGCGGCCTGCTGGGCGGTGCGGCCGTTGATGGCCCAGGCGGCGACCGTGCGTGGTACTGCCTCAGCTGGATAGCCGGCATCGGCGAAAGCTTGCGCCTCGATGCGCGCGCGGTCGTATTCGACGGCTCGCAGCGGGTCGCCAGCGACGCGGGCGCGGGCGGCGTCGGCGGCGCCATCGATACGATTAAGCAATTCCTCCGAGGCGACAGCGCGGGCGATAAATACTAGCTTTCCGTTGGCTACTGATACTTGCTCACCTCTGTTCTTTGCCGAAAGCGCCTTCTCATACTCGCTGTTTGTGAGGATGACAGCGTCCGCTGGGATGTCTGCGTGGATACTGTCGAGATAAAAACCCTGAGTCGTCGGAGAATAACGGTACATGATGTGTCCTCAGTGCCCTACTGCTATCCAAAATGCTGTGTTTCCGCTTGAGCTGCCCAGCCGATACTCGAATGTAAAGCGGTCGATAATTGACACCGTATTGCTATTGTTGGCGGAGCCCTGCGCAGGAGAGATTGTTGCTGTGATCGCGAACGCCTGGTTTGGAAATGCCAAGGGGAACGATGTGACGACGTACTCCACAACTAATCCCCATTGAATAATGAACCCACCCAGCCAGCTCGGAAAAGCGACGTAACCGTTGGGTGTAAGACTGGCAGCGAAGCCAAAGCGCAGCTTTTTTGGGGTGACTGCCACGTCATCTAGCACACCAGCATTAACTTCTGTCTGAGTGCCTACACGCAGGACCCCGCGCAGAGCTTCGGTAGCGGATGCAGCGGCCGACCGCAGTGCCTGAAATACCCGAAGCGCCGTCATCCGGCGAATATTGTTCGTTCCGTCTTCAGCATCTGCCTGGGTTGCCGTCAGCGCGGCGGTTAACTCGAAAGTGAGCCCCGTTGTTCCTAAGGTAATCGGGCCGTTGGTGGTCAGTTCCCAGACGGTGTCGCCGAGCGTCGCGCCCTCTTCCACCGTAACGAGCATGCCCGGCGTCACCTCCGCCGTGGCGTCGGCATCTGATGCGCGTACCCAGGCACCGGACGCGGCAACGTAGAGGCCGTTGGCGCTGGCGGTGGTCTGGTTCTTCACCAGCACCCGATTGCCGGCATTGAGCGCCGCAGCCCAATCCCCGCCGGCCTGCACGGTGAGTCCGCTCAGATTGATGTTGGCCGTTGTGGTGAAGCGCACGCTCTGCTTGCTGTCGCGGCTGTTCATCTCCGCGGCGATCAGCGCGGCGACTTCTGCCTCAGTGGCGTACTGCGGGTGCGGGTCGGTGGCCGTCAGGTGGCTGACGATCAGCGAGTCCGCATAGGCCCGCGTCGCCAGTACCACGCTCGGGTCGATTTTCAGCTGAATGTTCTGGGTGCTGCTCACCAGGATGTTGAGGCGCACCACCTGGGTGCGGCCGCTGCCCTGGGCGAGTTCGGGCTTGTAAGTCGGCGGGCAGTTGGCGACTGCGACCAGGTCGCCCGCTTCGTCATACAGGCCGATCTCGCGAATCCACCAGCCGCCAATGTCCTCGGGGAGTACCTGCTCGGCGATGATGATCGCGCTGTTGTTAGGGTCGATGCTCAGCTGGTTGAGCGGTGCCCGGCGGCGCTCGTTGATCAGCCCCGTCTGTGTACGGCTCGGCATCGGTTCGGCGCCGTTGGCATCGCCGACGCCGAGCTGGGTGATGTTCAGGTTGACGCCCAGGGCGGTGGCGTTGGCCAGCTTGGCCTCGCCGACAGCGGTGAGCATGGCCATGTATTGCGAGTTCTGGTCTGCCATATCAGCGGATGTCCATGGTGTCGATGACGTGTTCGCGCGCGCCCCAGGCCAGCGTGCCGCCGACCTCGATGTCACGCGATGCGGGTGGGTAGACGGTGAGTTCGTCGCCGGTGGTGAGCACGGCGCCGATGTGGGCCGTGCCGGTGACGTCCAGGCCGATGGCCAGGCCGACCAGGTGGCGGCTGACGGGCTTGGCGTCGTCGATCAGCCAGGTGAGCTCCTGGTACATCTCTTCGGTGATGCCGGTATCCAGCACGCCCACCAGCAGGCGGAAGGTGCCAGGCGTGCCGAGCGGCGCCTCCTCCCACCACTCGCGCACTTCGATGAGGTAGCCCAGCGGCTCGACCACCCGGCGCAGCGCGCCGATGGTGCCCTTGTGGGCGTGGATGAAGTAGGCGGCCTTGATGGCCGCGCGCTTGGCACGCTCGGGCCAGGCGCTGGACCAGCGATCGACAGAAAACGCCCAGGCGAGGTACGGCAGTAGCTCCACCGGGCAGGTGTCCGGGTTCCAGAGGTCGCGCAGTGGGACTGGCACGCGCTCGATCTGCGCGAGCGCCTCGGCGGCGAGGCGCTCCAGCTCGCTGGCGTTGGGTGGCAGCAGCCCAAGGCTCGCCATCAGGCCTCCGCCACCGTGACGGTGAAGCCGGTGCAGTACGGCGCCTGGGTTTCAGTGGCGACCACGTCGACCCAGCCGGGCAGCTCGACGCGCTTGACGCCCTCGATGTGCAGGGCGGCGTCCAGGGCGGAACGGTTGATCTCCTGCCCCAAGCGGCGGCGCTGGCTGACCAGGGCGAGGCCGCGGGCCTCGGCGGCGGAGCGGATCGGCTCGGCCTCTGGGCCGACGGTGTTGAGGTAGAGCACGGCGGTTACGCTGTAGGGCAGCACCTCCGCGCCCTGCACGGTTAGGCGGTCGGCGACTGGGCGGCGGTCCTCGTCGCTGAGGTAGGCATCCACCGCGGCGAGCAGCTGGGCGTCCGCGCTGCCGTCGCCCAAGGCGCTCTGCACGGTGACGATGACCTCGGCCGGACTAGGGCTGATACAGGAGGCATCCGCCACACGCCCATCGGCGCTGCGGGCGTGGAAGATGTAGGCATTGCGCGGGCCGGCGGTGCTCAGCCCCTCCATGGCCATCTGGATGCGCTCGCGCATGGCCTCGTAATCTTCCATCACCGCTGGCACCGGCGGCACGGCGTTGGGGTTGGCCGGGGTGATGGTCAGACGCTCGACATTGAAACGAGCGCCGATCTGCTCCAGATCCGCGCCCTGGGCGAACGGCAACATGACGGCTAGCGCGGCTTCATTGACGCGCTGTCGCAGCAGGGTTTCGCGGTAGGCGTTCTCCTGCAGCAGCTTGGTGAGCGGTTCGGATTCCAGCGCCAGGGTGGCGGCGACCTCGGCCTGCTTGTCGGCTGGCCAGAGGCTGATGGCGAAGGCCTTGCGCTCGGCAAGGATCTGCTCGTAGTCGATCGGCTCGACCACGTCGGGCGTCGGCAGCTGGGCGAGATCAATGGGGGTAAAGGTGCTCATGCGGCGGCTCCCAGGGTGAGCGGCACGCGCAGGCTGAGCGGCTCGTTGCTGTCGGTGCGGCTGCCTTCCACGTCCAGGTAGGCCTGGCCGGGCTGCTCGCCGAGGCTGAGCTGCACGCGGCTGAGGCGGATACGCGGCTCCCAGCGCATCAGCGCCATGGCCACGGCGGCGTAGGCCTGCAGGCGGGTGGCGTCATTGAAGGGGGCGTCGATCAGGTCCGGCAGCAGGCTGCCGTATTCGCGGCGCATCACGCGGCTGCCGATGGGCGTGGTGAGGACATCGGCGATGGATTGCGCCAGATGCGCAGCGCCGGTGATGGTGCGGCCGGTGGTGGCGGACATGCCGATCATTGCGGTGCCCCCGTTTTGGCCGGACCGCTCTGCACGCCGCTGTGAACGTGGTTGACTAGGCTGATGCCTGCTGCAAGCACGTCTTCGCTGACGGTCACCGTGCCGGTGATATCGACGTTGCCGAGGATGGTGACGCCGCCCGGCGCGGTGAGCTGGGCCTTGCCGCCGGCGGGCAGCGTGGCGCTCAGGGTGTGGGTGGCGTGGTCGTAATCGATCACAGCCCCGTCCGGGTATTTCCGGCGGCGCACGGTGGCGCTGTTCGACGGCGCCGGACGTTGCTGTGAGTAGAGGCCGACCAGGGCGATGCCCTGGGCCGGTTCGCCGCTTGGCGCGACGAGAATGCACTGCTCGCCGACCGTGGGCGGGTCCCAGTCGCTGCTGTCACCCGCGCGCAGGGCGAGCCACGGGAGGTTCGGCACGCTGAGCCCTCCGGTGCTGACGGTGCAGCGCGCAGCCTGATGGTCCACCGCGGCGATGGTGCCGAGGCGGATCAGGTTTTCGAGGCGGCGCAGGAGGTCGGTGATATTCATGGCCCCATGCTGGCGTTCGCGCGCGCGGGGTGCATTCGCGGGGCTGTGAAGCGGCTGGCGTTACAGGGTTAGCGCACCAGGTGCTCGAGCAGGCGGTCGCGGATCAGCTCGAGATCCGCGTCGGTGAAGCCGAGCAGTTCGCGGCGGGCGTACTGCACATCCGGCGCGCCGGGGGCTGGGCGATCACGCAGGCCGTACTGGTGGATGCGGGCAATCCGTGACAGGCGGCCGGCGAAGCCGATGGCGATGGTGCTGGCGTCGCTCTGCAGGCGCAGGTAGCGGGCGGTGCGCAGCTTGGTGAACATCTGCCGCTTGCGCTTGATGCGCCCGGCCTTGGCGCGTAGCTCCTGCCGGGGCTTGCGCGGGGCGAATGGGGTGCCGTCGGCGTTGCGCTGGGCAGCGATGCGCTGCTGCTGGCTGCGGCGCAGGTCGCGGGCGATGGTGCTGGTGACCTTGCGGCGCTTGGCCGGCTGCAGCTGGGCTAGCAGCGCGCCGGCCCAGTCCTCGAGGGCGCGCAGGTCGTCAGCCATTGCCGCCCCACTCGGCGAGCAGCTCGCCGCTCGGCGTCTCCACGCGCATCGCCGGCACCAGGAACAGTTCGTCATCGACCACCGGCTCGGCCGGGTGGCTGACCTGCAGGGTGCCATCGCCCTGGCGCTTGACGATCACGCGCTCGGTGAGCGGCAGGGTGATGGAGAGGTCCACCTTGCTGTTGTCGAGGATGTCGGCCTCGAACTTTATGGCGTCCCTGCCCTTTTCCAGGTTCTCCATCAGCTCGCGCTGGTTGACCAGCACCCAGGCGAACAGCGGGATGGCGACGGCATCCGGATGGCCGGCGAAGTCGGTGAGGATCAGGTTGAGCGTGTAGCTGTATTCAAACGACAGGCCGGGCGCGGCGGTGCTGCGCAGGCTGCCGTTGTCGATGAATACCAGCAGACGGTCGGGGTTGCGCTTGAGCTCGGGGATGGCGGCCAGCAGATGGGCGCGCAGGGATTCGGGCTTGTTCATGGCTGGGTGCCGCGCGCGTTGTGGTCGACGATGATGTCCACCTTGGCGGCGCATTCGCCCCAGGCGGCCATGAGGTAGTCGCCGTCGTCGCTGAGTTCGCCGTTACTGCTCGGCGCTGCCGGCTCCAGCGTGCAGCGCGTCACGACCGGACAGCCACTGACGGTAACCTGCGGCTCCGGTGATGGCGGGGCGTTGGTGCAGGCGGCGAGCAGCATCAGGCAGAGGCTGAGCAGCCCAAGTCGCATGGGTTGGGTCTTCACGACGGCGTTCCTTCTTCTTGAGCTGATCGGTGGCCTGGGCCTGGCGCAGGTGGCTGAGCGTCTGTTGCAGGGCGAGCTGGTCGAGGCGCTGGGTGGCGACCTCGCCGGTGAGGCGGGTGATGGTGGCGGCCTGGTTGGCGTTGCGCTGGCGGGCGGTTCGCAGGTGCTCGGCGGCGAGATCCGCGCGGGCGTTTGCCGCGTCGATTCGCTGAGCCTGTAAGTTCACGGCTACCAGCAGCGCCACGATCAATCCCGCTACAGCCAGCCAGATTTTCCAGCTGGTCATGCTGCCTGCTCCGGGGCGTGCTCTGCGGCGAACTGGGCGTAGGCCCGGGCGAGCTTCACGTCGTAGAGGTTGCGGGCGTAGTTCGGGCCGTTGTAGCGGCGCGCGAACTCGGCCCACTTCCTGCCCTTGAGCGCCTTGTGCAGCGCGGTGTCGGTTTCGATGAAGGTGACGAACGCGTCGAGCTGGGCAGCCTCGCTGAGCGCCATGGTGTCGGCGAAGTGCCGGGCGTCGAGGTAGCCGAGGCGCTGCCAGTGGTAGCCCATGATCTGGAACAGACCCCAGCTGGCGGACTCGAGCGCGGCGGCGGCGTGGATCTGCTGCGCCTGGGCGAGACGCTGATGCTCGGCGGTGCCGCCGATGTAGCCGCCGGCCTTGCGATTGACCAGGGCGGGATGCTTGGCGGCCAGTGCATCGGCCTCCGCTTCGCTCAGCCCATTGGCCTGCAGGCGGGCGTGCATGACGTGCCGCTCGAACAGGATCACCGGGCGGCCGTTGCTGGCAAAGCCCTCTCCCCTGCTTTCCACCTGGTTGACGGCCATGACGCTGGCCAGCGGTACGCCGAGGCGTTCGGCGGCCTGCTGCAGATCCTGCCGCTTGAGTAGCTTGGAGGTGTCGCGGCCGGCGAGCGCAACCAGGGTTTTAGGCCCGGCTACGCCATCGTCCACCAGGCCGGCGCGGCGCTGGAAGGCGGCGACGGCGCGCTCGGTCTGCTCGCCGAAGTCGCCGTCCACGGCTACAGCGAAGCCGGCCAGCTTGAGCGCGGTCTGCAGGTTACGCACGGCGAGGCCGCGCGAGCCGATAGCCAGGAGTTCGCTCATACGCTTTCCACCTTGCGCTCGAACAGGCGCTTGGCACCGGCGCGAACGCCCTCAGCGCCGATTAGGCCGATAATGCCGCCGAAGAAGGGGGCGTATTCCTGCGGAATGCCAAACAGCGCCAGACCATTGCTGGCAGCCAGGGTGATCAAGCCGCAGACGACTGACTCGATGGCGATGCGGCGCAGCGATCCGCCGCCGAGCATTAGCCGCGAGCCGGCGATGGCAGCGGACAGGCCTGCCGCATACAGGATCGGGTAATTCTCCTGGAGCCATGTGGCGAGCCAGGCCATTTCGGGACGGTCATGCATGCGTTTCATTCCACTGTCCGCTGGGCGTGAGGGTGTTGATGTGCTGGACCACTTCGCCCAGCTGAGCCGGGCTGTAGCGTTGCGGCATTGGGAAGCCGAGCGCGGCGGCGCAGAACTCGCTGCAGAACCAGCGATGCCGGCTGTGCAGGCCGACCGGCAGCAGCTGGCTGCCGAACAGGCCGAAGTAGTCATAACCCTGCCCGGCGTTGGCGCGGAACAAGCGGCCGATCTGGCGATAGTCCCCCCAGCGCAGCGGGATCAAGTCCCAGTGCTCGAGGTTCAGCTCGATGTGCTTGGCGCGCACACCGCCATCCATGGCCGAGGCCGAAAGCCAGCGGCCATCGGGCAGGACCAGCTCGCAGTGGCTGTACTTGGAGCGCGTCCAGAGACGGATCAGGCGGTTGAACAGTGTGCCGCGGCCCTTGTAGAGGGCGAGGTAGATCAGTCCCATAGGTTCACCACTTGGCGTTGTTCGGCGCGCACGGCCTGTTCCGGCAGCTGGACCAGCGTGCCGTGTGGGATGACCGGGCCGAGGTCGGCCAGGCCGGGGTTGGCGTCGAGCACCTGCTCGACCACGCCTGCAGTGCGCCCGTAGTGCCGCCAGCAGATGGCGTCGACGGTGTCGCCCTGCTGGGCGCGCAGGCTGGCCATCAGATGAGTTCCACGGTGGTATGGGCGATGCCGAGGATGTTGCGGATGGCCCAGCGGGCATCGCGGCGGTATTCGTCGGCGGTCGGGGTCAGGGCATCGGCGCGCTCGGCGCCGTCGCTGGTGGCGCTGTAGTCGCGCATGCGCTCGGCCAGCTCTGCGCCCGCGGTACAGGCGATGGCGCGGCGGTAGAGGTGCACGAGGTAGCTCTCGCCCTGGAGCTGCGAGGCGGGTACCGCGGTCAGGTTGGCATGGCCTTCTTCCTGGCGTGCGCGGCGATAGAGGTCCAGCTCGCGGTTGACTTCGATCAGGGCGTTTACGGTGGCGACCTCAAGGCGAGCATCGGTCACGCTGCCGTCCAGGCGCAGGGCGGCGCGCAGGTGTGCGCCGTCCAGGTCGGGGAACCAGCCGTCGTTCGTGATGGGGAACGAATCGGCGGCTGCCGGGGCATTGGTGGCGATGAAGGCGCTCATGGTCGCGGCTCGAATAGGTCGGCGGTGGTCGGGGCTTCACAGCTGGGCCAAGGAGTAAACCTGCTGATCCGCCCCGAGCCGCCGGGGTGCGTGGGGACGCTCGGTTAGCTGCCGGTGGCAGCGTGTTTCTTGAGGAGGCGCTCGACGCGCTCCAGATCCTTCTTGCCACCGCTGCTGCTGTGCAGCTCGATGGCGCGGGCCAGGTGCGTGCGGGCCTTCTGCAGCATGGCCACATGCGCATCGCGCACGTCGTCATCCGGGACCTTGGCCAGTACGCGGCCCATCGCCAGGTGCAGCTTGGCGCGGGCTTCGTCGGGCATGTCCTGGTCGCGGGTGAGCTGCTCGGTTTCGTTCAGCACGGTGAAGGAAAACTCGCTGCCAGCCTTGAGCGCCTTGAGCGCGGCGATGGCGATTTCTTCGGCGAACAGGCAGCCGGTGGTCCGCGCAAAGCGGTCCGGCATGGTCATGCTGTGCTCGAGCACGTAGCGCCCAATGGCTAGGGCGCCGAGGTAATCCCCGGCGTCCAGGCGCCAGACCATCAGGGTGGTGAGCACTTCGTCCTGGGCACCGCGCCCGGCGGCCAACACGCCGTCCACGTAGGGGGCATAGGCCGGCAGCAGCTGCGCCTTGAGCGCGACCTTGCCCTCGGTGGACTGGATCTGGCTCAGGCGCAGGCGGTCCTGGTGCAGCTGGGCGAGTTGCAGTTCGTAGGTGGTGGCGCCGGCCATTGTCTGTGCCGGCGTGGTGGCGGCCGCCTCCAGGGCGGCACGCTTACGCAGCTGAGTACGCTGGGCGAGGGTCAGGGCCATGGGTTAAGCCTCGGTCGGTGCCGGGTAGGTCATCGCCTCGATGTTCTCCACCAGGGCAATGGCGCCGAAGTCTTCAACGATGTAGGCATCGTTGCTGGACTGGTAGTCGGCAATGCGGTCGTACTCGGGCTCGTCTTTCAGGTGACGGCGGCGAGCACCTTCCTGCCAGTAGATGGACAGGTTCTTGAGGAAGGTGACCAGCACGGTGCCCTCGGGGAAGAACGGCGCATCGACCACCGGCAGGCCGCCGAGGCGTGCGCGGCTGACAACTTCCTGAGCAGCGTTCTCTTCCTGGTTGGAAGCGGCGCCCTTCTCCACGGCCTTGAGCAGTTTCTCGTGCATCAGGTCACGGCTGACGAGCACGACCAGGTCCGGACGGGAGCGGTGCCACGGATCGAGTGTCTGGATGGCATCGAATACCAGGCCGTCGAGGGTCTGGTAGTCGCCGCTGATCTCGGTGTCCACGCCCGCCACCTTGATGACCTTGGTGGCACCGACGGTGACCTTGCCAGAGCCCTCGACGCCTTCGTCAATCACGCGGTCCTGCGCCTTGGTGCGGATCTTCTGCAGCCAGCCGATGTTGACGTCCTGCAGCATCGGGTTGGCGGTGCGGTCAGTGGCGGCTGCGGCGCTGACGCCGTTGAAACCGACCATGATCCGGTCCAGCGCCTGGCGCTGGATGATGGCGTTGGTCAGACGCACCTGGAAGTCAGGGAACTTGGCCCAGGCATCCAGCAGCGAGTACGGGAACGCGCTGTCGTAGTTGGTCTGGACGCAGTTGTAGCTGTCCTTGGCAAGCGCTTGACGCTGTGCCGGGGTGCGACGGTTGCCGCCGGCGGTGTCAGTACGCCCGGCGATAGGGCCATTCACGCCCAGCAGCAGCGCCTCGCCGCTTTGCTCCATGACGCCGATCAGGTTGATCCGGCCGAGGAAGTCGGTGGATTCCTGCATGGCGGTTTCGAGCGTCTGCTGGACCGATGGGGTAACGCTGAATTTCTCGGTGGCGCTGGCCACGCCGTTGAGCAGAGCGATCTGCGCAGCCAGGGCGGTGAATACGAGGCGGGTTTCGTTACGCATGGTGTTTCTCCGGGGCGATGGGTATGAGCTGGCTCAGAACTGGGTCTTGATCTGGCCGTTGCCGCCCGCTACCGCCGGGCGCTGCTGTTGGTTGTGGTCGTGGGTATTGCCGAGACGCTTGAGCAGGTCGGCGAACTGGGTGGCGAGTTGGTCGTGGGCGGTCTGCAGCTCGGCGCGGGCCTTGGACTCGGCGGCAAAGGCCTTGCCCTGCTCGGCGACGTGGTCGGCGATGGCTTCGACGGATTGGCCCAGTTCAGCGAACAGAGCCGAGTCCTTACCTTCCTTCTCCTTGAACTTGCCGAGGGCTGCGGCCACACGGGAGAACAGGCCGGCGGTCTTGTCGTCGGTTTGCTCGGTGACTTCTTCGAACTCGATGGAGGCCTCGCTGGCGGCGGTGAACAGGTTGTCAGCGTGCTGCTTGCGGGTGGCCAGGGTGCCGTGCTGGGCGCTGAACTGCAGGGCCTCGGTACCGAGGCTGGCCGGGCTGTCGGTGATGGCGAGGCCGATCAGGTAGGCCTTGCCGGTGTCGGCGAACTTCGGCTGGACCTCCACGGAGGTGTGCAGCTTCTGGCCGGCCTGGTTGAGCTTGAGCAGCGCATCGTTCGGCTCGATCTGGACGAACAAGGCGAGCTTCTTCTCGCCGTTGATGTCGACCTCTTCGGCCTTGGCAGCCAGCACCGAACCATAGGCGCCGAACTCGCCGCCCGGCCACGGCCACTTGATGTGTTCGCAGTTGATGCGGGCGGTGTAGGTGTCGGTGCTGTACTGGGCCGCCATGTCCTCGATCCAGCTGCGTTCGATATTGCGGCCGTCAGTGGTGGCGCCCTCGACGGCGACGCGGAACCAGCGGGATTTGAATTTGCGCTTCATCGGTGTGAGTCCTCAGTGCAGGCGGGTGGCCGGGCAGTTGAGGGCATGGTCGGCAGGCCGCGCCGCGCGGGCAATTCGCCAGCCGTGTACTGGCTGGACGTACAGGGCGCCGGAGTAACGACTCGCGCGCGCGAGCGGCAGCATCGGCGCCATGAATGCACCGACCGTTGAAATTCCCGTCCAGGATCCACGCCGCACCGCTCGCCATCTGTACTGGATGGGCTGGCGGGTGACGGATATCGCCGGCTTCCTGGGGGAGAAGGAAAAGACCGTCTACAGCTGGAAAACCCGGGACGAATGGGACCGGGCGGACAACGTCGAGCGGATCGGTGGCGCGCTGGAGGCTCGGCTCGTGCAGCTGATCCTCAAGGATCAGAAGACCGGCGGCGACTTCAAGGAAATCGACCTGCTGCACCGCCAACTGGAGCGGCAGGCGCGAATCCAGCGCTTCCAGGCCGGCGGCACCCAGGCGGAGCTGAACCCGAACCTGGACGCGCGCAACGCCGGGCCGAAGAAGCCGCCCAAGCGCAACGAGTTCGATGAGGGCGAGATCGAGCTGCTTGAGGAGGCCTTCCGCGACAGTTGCTTCGAGTACCAGCTGGACTGGTATCGGGCGATCAACATGCGCACGCGGATGATCCTGAAGTCACGCCAGATCGGCGCGACGTTCTACTTCGCCCGCGAGGCGCTGATCGACGCGCTGCTGACGGGGCGCAATCAGATTTTCCTTTCGGCGAGCAAGGCGCAGGCGCACCAATTCAAGAATTACATGCAGGCGTTCGTCCAGGAGGCGCTGGGTCGGCAGTTGACGGGCGACCCGATCGTGCTGGCCAACGGCGCGGAGTTGCACTTCCTCGGCACCAACTACCGCACCGCTCAGGGGCGGTCGGGCAATTTCTACTTCGACGAATTCTTCTGGGTGCATGGCTTCGACGAGCTGAACAAGGTGGCGTCGGGCATGGCGCTGCACAAGAAGTGGCGCAAGACCTACTTCTCGACGCCGTCGAGCATGGGGCACCCGGCGTACAAGTGGTGGACGGGCGAGCGGCTGAACAAGGGTAAGCCGGCGGCGCAGCACGTGAAGATCGACCTGCGCCACGACACGCTCGCCCCCGGCAAGCTGTGCCGGGAGGACAAGATCTGGCGGCAGATCGTGACCATCCTCGATGCCGAGCGCCGCGGCTGCGATCTGTTCGACCTGGATGAGCTGCGCTTCGAGTACAACGCCGAGCAGTTCGCCAACCTGCTGATGTGCGAGTTCGTCGACGACGGGGCGAGCATCTTCCCGCTGACGATGCTGCAGCCGTGCATGGTGGACAGCTGGGTGGAATGGGGCGAGGACTACAAGCCGTTTGCGGCGCGCCCGCTGGGCGACAGGCCGGTGTGGATCGGCTACGACCCGGCCGAGACCGGCGACAGCGCGGGCATGGTGGTGGTCGCCCCGCCGGCGGTGCCGGGCGGCAAGTTCCGCATCCTGGAGCGCCATCAGTTCCGCGGAATGGACTTCGCCGCCCAGGCCGAAGCGATCCGCCAAGCCTGCAACCGCTACTGGGTGACCTATATCGGCGTGGACGTGACCGGGCTGGGCTCGGGCGTGGCGCAGCTGGTCCGCCAGTTCTTCCCCAACGTGACCACCTTCAGCTACTCGCCCGAGGTGAAGACGCGCCTGGTGCTCAAGGCCTACGACGTGATCCGCAATGGCCGGTTGGAATTTGATGCCGGCTGGACGGACGTGGCCAGCTCGCTGATGGCGATTCGCAAGACGATCACGGCCTCGGGCCGCCAGATGACCTATACCGCCGGGCGCAACGATGAGACCGGGCATGCCGACCTCGCGTGGGCGCTGTTCCACGCACTGCACAACGAACCGCTCGAGGGGCAGACCTCGGCGAACACTGGATTCATGGAGATCTGCTGATGAGCGAATTGACCACCGCCCCCGCCGCTGGCGTGGAGGCCTTCACCTTCGGCGACCCGCTGCCGGTACTCGATGGGCGTGAGCTGCTCGACTACCTGGAATGCTGGCTCAACGGGAAGTGGTACGAGCCGCCGCTCTCGCTGGATGGGCTAGCGAAGTCGACCCGGGCGAGTGTGTTCCTGCAGAGCGGGCTCAATTTCAAGCGCAACATGCTCGAGCGCACCTTCATTCCGCATCGCCTGCTGAGCCGGCAGGCGTTCGGCCAGTTCGCGCTGGACTGGCTCTGGTGCGGAAATGCGTACCTCGAACGGCGGCGCAACCGGCTCGGCCAGGCGCTGGCCCTGCAGCCGACGCTGGCGAAGTACATGCGCCGCGGTGCGGATCTGGAGACCTACTTTCAGGTGCGCGGGTGGAAGGATGAGCATGAGTTCGAGCGCGGCAGCATTTGCCACCTGCGCGAGGCGGATATCAACCAGGAGGTATACGGGCTGCCGGAGTGGCTGTCGGCGCTGCAGTCGGCGCTGCTGAACGAGTCGGCCACCCTCTTCCGCCGCAAGTATTACCAGAACGGCAGCCACGCCGGGTTCATCATGTATATGACCGACGCGAGCCAGAATGAGGCGGACGTCGACGCGCTGCGCCAGGCGCTGAAGTCGGCCAAGGGGCCGGGCAACTTCCGCAACCTGTTCGTCTACGCACCGAACGGCAAGAAGGACGGGCTGCAGCTGATCCCAGTCAGCGAGGTGGCGGCGAAGGATGAGTTCGGGTCGATCAAGAACATCAGCCGCGACGATCTGCTCGCGGCACTGCGAATTCCGCCGCAGCTGATGGGCATCGTGCCAACCAACGCCGGCGGGTTCGGCTCGCTGCGCGAGGCAGCGGAGGTCTGGGCCGTCAACGAGCTGGAGCCGATCCAGGCGCGGCTGGCCCAGGTGAACGAATGGCTGGGGGATGAGGTGATCCGGTTCAAGCCGTTTGAGTTGCCGGCGAAGAACTGA